CCAGCACGTATAAGGTGATCCTTTTGAAGGGGGTCTTCTCCCTCGTTCAAGAACCACTTCATCAAGGCCCCATAGTCGTCGAGATACGATTTCGGCGACTTGGCACTGATTACAGCTCCCCTGACAAGGGGGTGCTGCAAATCAGGATCATGGCGTGTCTCCTGGCTAGGGAGATAGTGGCCATAACGACCCAGCAGAGACGACGTTCTCTCAACCCAAGGAAAGGGGATCACCCTCTCGATTAATGAGTCAAGATAGTCGACGGTATCGCTGTAGCCCAGCTCAAAAAGCTGGTTGCGAAAAGCTACCGTGGCAGCCACCTCTGATACCTGCTGTTGCGAAGTCGGGAGAAGTTGACGCACACGAGCCAGACAAACATCCTGGCCAGCGTAGTACTCCTTACCGCATGACTCCCTGAACCTTCCGGTCCAGAAAGATTTTGCGGTGTTGACTCGAAACCCAAAAGCTTCGAGCTCCCGAACGACGCAATGCACGTAGTCTGTGGGGACAATAATGTCATCCCCATAAACGCGCACTGAACCGCGGAGACGTTTAATGTCCTCCGTGGTGAGTGGTCGACTGAGCGCTTCCTGGATCCCCAGAAATACAACGGTGGCGAATACAAACGCCTCCATAGGGAAACAGAGCGCTGAACCCATCGACGCGAACTTGGCCAGACGAATCGTCTGTCCGAGTACATCAGCCTTCCGGCTTCTTGTAGCGTCCACCGCCCTAGAAAGATTTGGGTGGTTTAGCAGGAGGAGCCGTACATGCTGATTGGAGACCCGATCCGAAGCCTCACTGAGATCCAGTGTGGCGAGAGACCCCCGAAGGGAGCCCTCACGCGCGAGCCGTTGGTTTGGCTCTTGCGATTTAAAGCAGATGAAGTTGCGCGCGTTGTCAGAGCGCGCGATCTGCTTCACGACCAACGCGAGAATCCCCTGTTGCATGTACTGCATACAAGTGGGTTCCTCGGCAATGAGTCGTGGGGTCTTCAGCGTTTTAGGCACAGGAGTGACCTTGACAGGTACCTCCTCGCCAGGTTCGAGGACAGTAACGCCGTCCATCCTTTGCAGGAGGGACTCAGATGGGATAAGGTTCTCCCAATGAGGGAAGACCTCGTCCAATCTACGCGTCCACCGCCGATTATTGTACTTCGCGTTGCCGCGAAGTTTATCAGCGGTGGCGCCTGGTCCATGCCTTGGAACGATAAGCTCGTGGTAGATAGTGTTATCCATCTCCGCGAACAGATCAGCCCAGAGCAATCGACCAATTCTCCGGAATTCTTGGACTCGGTTCGGTTCCGAGAGGAGTAATTGGTCAGCCAGGCGTACGTCCTGCTCACACTCGAGGTATTTCCGGAATGCCAGCTGCGTCCGCTCTGGTGAGCATGGCAGTTTTATCTTGCCGAACATCAGAGTTACCTGACGAATGGCGCGAATGGCGTCAATATCCGGATCATCGAGCAGTAAACCACTGCTTGAGGCGAACACACGGCTCAGGAAACCTCCGAGAAATCGGGGGAGCCCTTCTCTTCTTGAAAATCCAAGGAAGAGACTGGAGTCCACCCGCCCCTGGTCGAGACTTTTTTCGAAGTCCTTACCAAAGGCAGGGAGGGTTATCGTCAAGAATGACAACCCCTCGTGTTCGCAACGCTCGCGAATTGTTTTGATATCGCGAGCCGTGCTCGTGCCGCACCGTGCTCCTAGTTCGATCAGGAGCACATTCAAGAGTGCGATCAGGCTTTTCAACGTTCCCCTTACTGATGTGAGGGTGAGCGTTCCTCAGCCACATCGCATGTCGCCAATGTGAGAACCTAACCGGTACTGGCGTGAGCCGGCCCGGTCAGAGCGTTCAGTTCTCACCACCCAGAAGCTGGGTGACCCGTGCCCCCGAACTAGCGGTAAGAAACGCCACAAGGGCGTCCACAACCGCTTTAGCCTCTGCCACGCTGTAGCCGTTCACAGGCGAGTCCACGACGATGTAAGTACTCATCGAAGTGGGCCTGTTCTGGCTAGGAATCAGCGGATCGGCAGAAATCTTGTTCGAGGACAGTCGGAGGACCCGTCGAGTTCGCTTTCCATAGGAATGCGAGACGGTGACCTTGATAGCTCCGTCGGCAGATGTAAACTCGCCGGCATTGCTTCCGGAACTCGTGCGCGGAAGCGCAATAGCAGTTCCGCCGATTGTAACGGTGGGATCGGCAAACGACATGGCAGCACTCACTTCTGGTGTTGTCGGTCAGGTCATCCCTGTAGGGCTCCCTGGCTCCAAAGGCGTATTAATGCCCTCGGAGACTTGTAGGTGACTGGGTCATACCCAGCGCACCTAATACGGCCCAACGTTGAGGCGACAAGCTCTCAAGTTTAAGGCCGAATCCGTACGGTGTTGCGCGTCTCCTTAGCTTTGACGTAAGTTGAAACGTCATGGAGACGCGGGTCGGCACGCCTAACGCGTATTGACGGGGGATCCCCCCGTGTATCGCGCGTACGTTGTCGATTGAGTACTCACGCGTTGCTGATTGCTCATGCATCACGTAACCGTACCTCAACACCAAGCTGTCTTCTGACAGCGCAGACACATTCCGTAGGAACATGCCTACATCTGCGTACCAGTCGATCAGCCAGGACCATGGAGTAACCTGATAGATGGTGTCCGCGTTCATACGCGTTCCGAGCAGGCGATTAGCCTGCTGCTCGTAGCGCTCC